ACTTTTACTAATACAATAACAGTAACAGGGACATTGGTAATAGTATAATGAGCAAAATAGAAGTAGATCAAGTAGATCCGCAATCAGGTACAACCTTAACTTTAGGTACGTCTGGAGATACAGTTAGTATTCCTTCAGGTGTAACTTTAGCTAATGCAGGAACGGCAACAGGTTTTGCTTCGATTGCTTGGCAATCTTCGATTGTAACAGCTTCAACTATTACAGTAGAATCAGGAAAAGGATATTGGCTAGATACTTCTTCAAATGCTATTACAGTTACACTACCGGCTTCACCTTCTGTCGGAGATCAAATAATTCTTACTGACTACGCAAGAAATTGGGGAACTAATGCTATTACACTTAATTTAAATAGTGAAAAATGGCAGGGAAATGCAACCCCTGTTCCCGTTTTTGATACAAATGGTCAATCAGTAGATGTAGTTTATTCAGGATCAACTAAAGGTTGGATTCCTAATACTGATGGAGCAACTACTTTAGAAACACCTCAAACATATACAGCAGATTTTTTAGTTGTAGGCGGTGGCGGTGGATCAGCCATGGTTTATGGTGGCGGCGGTGGAGCCGGTGGATATAGAAATTCTTTTGCAAGTGAAACTTCTGGAAGAGGAAGTTCTTCAGAAACAGCTTTAACTTTTAGTCCAGGTGTAACTTATACAGTTACAGTTGGAGGAGGTGGAATAGGCGCACAAAATTATGGTGGTTCTGCTCCAGGAAACGAAGGTGTAAATGGTGTTAACTCAGTTATTTCAGGATCTGGTATTACATCAATTACTTCTTTAGGAGGAGCTGGTGGAGCAAAAAATACTTCAAATGGTAAAACTGGTGGTTGCGGCGGCGGAGGAGGTTCTGCTGGAAATGCGGGTTCTGGAACTGCTGCTCAAGGTTATGATGGTGGTCAAGGTGGATCAGGCTCTGGCGGACCCAGTGGTTACTCTGGTGGTGGCGGCGGTGGAGCCGGTGCTGTAGGTGTTACTTCTGCATCTACTGCTACAACAGGTGTAGCGGGTGGTGCAGGTTTAGCGAGTGCCATTACAGGTTCATCAGTCACAAGAGGCGGTGGCGGTGGAAGTGGATCTCCTGGAAGTGGTCCTCCCGGTCCTGGTGGCGCAGGTGGCGGTGGTGGCGCAGACGATGGTACTGCTAACACAGGTGGCGGCGGTGGTGGAACTAACTTTTCTGTTCCAGCAACAACTGCAGCTCACGCAGGTGGAAGTGGTGTAGTTATTTTAAGTGTACCAGACGCAAAGTATTCAGGAACAACATCTGGAAGTCCAACAGTGGCTACAGGAGTTAGTGGTAAAACAGTTATAACATTTAACGGATCAGGGAGTTACACAGGATAATGGCACATTTTGCAAAATTAGGGGCAGGAAATATTGTTGAACAAGTTGTAAAAGTCAGTAATGACGTTGCTACAAGTGAACAAGCTGGAGTAGATTTTTTAAATAATTTATATAATACTAGAGACATTTGGAAACAAACTTCTTATAATACAAGACTTGGCCTCCATAGATTAGGTGGAACACCTTTTAGAAAAAACTACGCTGGAGTAGGGTGTTATTATGATGATACAAGAGATGCTTTTATAGCTCCTTGTGTTCATGCATCTTGGACTTTAAATGAAAACACATGTGCATATGAAGCACCAATTCCTTATCCAAATGATGGTTCTATTTGGAATGAGGCAACTCAATCTTGGGATTTATAATAAATAATACTTGCTATTAACAACAGTTAATTATATATTAAATTTAATAGAAAGAATTTAATATATGATCAATACAGAAATTGTTAGTTTATTTTCAACTCCAATTTATATTTCGAATACTAAAATAAAATTTACAAAAAAAGAACTAGCTTTTGTAAAAAAATCAAAAAAAGATTCTGTAGTAAATATAGGCAATGTTAATTCTAAAGATTCTTATGTTCTTGAAAAAAAAGAATTTGTTAATATTAAAAAAATACTTTATGAAAAAGTTAAAGATTATTTTGACAAAGTTTTAAAAGCTATTGATGTAGAACCATACATTACTCAATCTTGGATAAATTATACAGAAACTAATCAATTTCATCATCAACATAATCATCCAAACTCTTTAGTATCTGGAGTTTTTTATATAGATGCTGATAAAAATAAAGATTCAATAAGATTTGTTAAATCAGGTTATCGACAATTTAGATTAAAAGTTAGTGATTATAATCAATGGAATTCAGAGCACTGGTGGTTTCCTGTTTCAACAGGAGATTTATTTTTGTTTCCGTCATCGTTAGATCACGCTGTTGAATATAAAAAAGGAAACAATACTNGAACCAGTATAGCTTTTAATGTATTTATAAAAGGTAATTTAGGAGATGAAGTAGGATTAACTTCATTAGAATTAAAATTGTAATGGATAAATTTATTGAATATAAATATTATTATTGGGGACCTTTTTTATATAAAACTCAAATTACACCAGACGAATGTCAAAAACTTTTAAAAGAAGGTAAAAAATGTCGAAAAGAATCTAATGATTTTAGAAGCACACTTGCTGGTCATCTATCAGAAGAATATAAACTAGAAAATAAAAAAGATTTTCATAAATGGTTTGAAAAATATTTNACTTCTTACGTTAATGGTTATCAAAATTGGAAGGGTGATTTAAATAAACTATCACAGACTAATCTTATACTCGATGATATATGGATTAATTATATGAAAAATAAAGACTTTAATCCTCCCCATACCCATAAAGCGGATCTTTCTTTTGTTGTTTATCCAAGTATACCTGATAAAATTATTGAAGAAAATAAAAACTTTCTAGGAACTAGAAACCCAGGAGGAGGTCCTGGATCTATATCTTTTTCATATGCATTAAACATGAATAAACATTATGTTAGTACGGTTGATCATTTACCACAAACTGGTGATTTATTTATTTTTCCCGCAGATTTAACACATTGGGTTTATCCTTTTAAATCAGAGGTTGAACGAGTATCTGTATCAGGTAATCTTTTCTTTACAGGTAGTGACAAATGATTTTTAAAGATTACTACTGTACTTTTAATAATCCTTTTCCAGAAAATTTTATTGCAGAAATAAAAAAAGAAGGATTAGCTAATCAACCAAAAAAAGCATCAGTAGGTGTTCTTGATAAAAAGAAAAATACTAAAATAAGAAACTCTAAAATTTCGTGGATAAAAAATCCTTTAATATATGACCATACTAATCCATATATACATAAAGCTAATTTAGCTTTGTAACTGGAATTTTGAATGGGATTGGAATGAAGCACCACAGTTTACACAATATAAAAAAAATAATTTCTATGATTGGCATGTAGATACTTGTACTGATGCTTACAGTAAAGGGCCTCAAAAAGGAAAACTCAGAAAATTAAGTTCTATATTACTTCTTTCTGAACCAGGAAAAGATTTTGAAGGTGGGGAACTTGAAATGGATTTTGACAGTTGTGGGGGTGAGGGTAAAAAAATTGTTACAGAATTAAAAAAAGGAACATTTATTGTTTTTCCTTCTTTTGTTAAGCATAGGGTAAATCAAGTTACTAAAGGAATAAGACATAGTATGGTTATGTGGCACCTAGGAATGCCATGGAAATAATATTTGCAGGTTGAATTTATCTGTAATCTAATATAAACCATAAAAAACAGGTTTTTATATGTTACAAAAATTAGGCTTTGCTCCAGGATTTAATAAACAAGTCACAGAAACAGGTGCCGAAGGGCAATGGTTTGATGGTGATTTTGTTCGTTTTAGATATGGTAGTCCAGAAAAAATAGGCGGTTGGTCTCAACTAGGTGACGATAAATTAACCGGTGTTGCAAGAGCTATTCATCATTGGGATGATAATGCTGGCGTTAAATACGCAGCAATAGGTACTAGTAGTATTCTTTATGTTTTTTCAGGTGGTGTATATTATGATATACATCCAATTAGAGTTACCTTAACAGGTGCTGATTTCACAAGTACATCAAGTTCAAAAACAGTTACAATAACATGCACAGGTAATCACGGTTTGTTACAAAATGATATTGTAATGTTTGATACTGTTACAGGTTTAAGTGGTTCAACATTTACTAATGCAACATTTGAAGACAAAAAGTTTATGGTAACAACGGTACCAACAGGTACAACATTTACTATTACGATGGATGTTGCGGAAACNGGNACACCGGTTACAAATGCAGGATCTACTTCTGTTTTATGTTATTACACAGTAGGACCAGCACAACAGTTAGGTGGNTTNGGTTGGGGTACAGGTTTATTTGGTGGTACAGTTTTAGGACCAGCAACTACAACACTAGCTTCTACTATTAATGATGCTGTAACTAGTATTCCTTTGACAGATTCTTCAGCATTTCCATCTTCAGGTACAATCCAAATAGGAACTGAATTTATTTCTTTTACAAATAATAATACTACAACAAATATTTTAAGTGGTGGGGCTAGAGAAGTCAATGGTACAACTAAATCAGCACATAGTGCAGGAGTTACAATTACAAACATAACTTCATACGCAGGATGGGGTAGTGCATCTTCTACTGACTTTACTATTGATCCTGGTTTATGGGTTCTCGATAACTACGGTACAAAATTAATTGCACTTATTTATAACGGTAAATGTTTTGAATGGGATGCCTCAGCTCCTAGTGCCACATCAACTAGAGCAACCATATTACCTAATGCACCAACAGCATCACGTCATGTATTAGTTTCAACTCCTGATAGACACTTAGTATTCTTTGGGACAGAAACAACTGTTGGAACACCTGCTACACAAGATGATATGTTTATAAGATTCTCTTCTCAAGAAAGTATTGATCAAACAGATTCATACACAGTAAGAGCTGAAAATACAGCAGGTACACAAAGACTTGCAGATGGTTCTAAAATTATGGGGGCTATTAAAGGTAGGGATGCAATCTACGTTTGGACTGATACCGCATTGTTTTTGATGAAATTTGTAGGACAACCTTTTACTTTCTCTTTTGAACAGGTAGGAACTAACTGTGGATTGTTTGGTAAAAACGCATGTATGGAAGTAGATGGTGCTGCTTATTGGATGTCAGAAAATGGTTTCTTTACTTACGATGGTCAACTACAATCTATGCCATGTTTAGTAGAAGATTATGTTTATGATAGTATCAACGATACCTCGAGAGATTTAATTAATTGTGGTTTAAATAATTTGTTTGGAGAAATAAATTGGTTCTATCCTAGTGAAAGTTCTGATGAAGTTGATAGAGTAGTTACCTATAATTATTTAGATTCATCAGCAAAACAACCTATTTGGACAACAGGTAGCCTAGCTAGAACCGCTTGGCAAGACTCGGCAGTGTTTAACAAACCTCATGCAACTTATTATGGTTCAAACGATGATGCTTCTTTTGATGTCACTGGTAATACACAAGGAAGTACTATATACTATAGCCAAGAAACAGGGACCGACCAAGTAATTGCAGGTAATATCGCTTCAGCAATACCAGCATTTATATTGTCAGGAGATTTTGATATTACACAAAGAAGAAGTAACACAGGTCA